TCTAGTTCCTGCTTCTTCCTAATCTTAGCCATTACTTAGTACGTATATCGTCTAACTGTGAAGCAGAAACGCCGTCTACTATGGTTCTGTTAATCATTGGATGCTCGATATCTGTAGGACCAAAATCGCTATCTGGGTGGAAGGCTATTACATCCATAGGACCATCAAAAGTTTTGAAAGCGTGCTGCCCTATTGGGTGCATATCTCCATCTTCGCCTTCTGCCATAGTTTTTCCATCCCATTCTTTAATAACAAAAATCATCCCCTGTGTTAAGGGCAAGTTTCCAAAGGGCGTTATACACTCACCATTTCCCCTAGCTACTATTCCTATTCTGTGGCTGGGGTGGGTGTGCTGGGTTTGGTCGATACCTTCTGGGAAGTGCAAATGATTTAAACAAGGGTCGCCTAATTTAACAGGTGGAATTAATAAACTATCTGTACAGCCGTCAATGTATTTTAGTCTTCCTTCCTTTTCTATATGCCCCCCTATAGTATTGTAAGCCCTGTACTTGTTTTGTGGGTATTTCCCTCCAGTGTGCAGTACTTCTACTATCACACATTTAGACTCCCCGAAAGCCCATTTTAATTCAAAGCCGCCATTCATAGAAGCAAACATTCCGTCTGCTATCATTTGAACTGGATGACCTTTTTTATATACGGCATAGCTTCCGCTATAAACGTAAATAAAGTAACTACAATCTTCCGATGGAATAAAAGGCATCTCCATGTGCATATTGTAATACTTAATCGGATAATCTTTGTGTTTTGAATCATCCATCACTAACCCATCGATAGTATTATCAAAGGATATAAAACTATTATTTTCTTGCATGCTCGAGGTATTTATTTATTATTAACATTAACGCCTGCTCTTGACGCTCAAAGTCGTATTCCTTTTTAACGTCATTCAGAACCTTAATTAGTTTCTTTTTGTTGTCGTATTCTAGGACTAATTCAAAGGCGCTATGCTCGTCATCCTGCAGACTAGGTTTTTTCTCCTGCTCTTCCTCGACATCAAAATAATCCTCATTATCTGGCTTCCAAACATTGAAGCCCCAGTCATTAAGTAAGTTTTCATCCCAGCCACTAGAAAGGGAATCCCAATCCCATTCTCCATAAGGTAGGTTATCCTTGATTATAAATTCCTTTTTTTTTTCTTCAGTTAAACCTATAGCTTGTATTACTGTAACCTCAAAAATGCCTGCAGATTTTAACGCCTGCAATCGCATATTACCACCCAAGACTATGTTATTCTCATCCACTATAAGCGGTCTGAGTTCTAGCATCTCGGGAAACTCTTTGATTGATTTTACAAGCTTCTTAAATTTAGCATCTGTTATAAACCTAGGATTGTTGTCATTAGGTTTAATCTCGGAAATGTTAAGTGTTTTTCTCATTTAGGTCTGTTGATACCAAATAACAGAGAAACCAAAAAAAAGTATAAAAAATTGTAGCATATGGACTGTTTCATCAACATCATCATCTTCAACTTCCATAGTGCTATCCCAATAATTTACCCCTATTGCTGCTCCATATATTGGAAAAAATTTAACTTCAAACATTGTTTAACTTTTTATAAAGGTACAAATAATATTTCCATTGATACATAAAAACATCTTCTCCATTATATTTTTTGCCACTGCTTGAGCCTACACCATCCACCTCAGAAACAAGAATATACTCCCCATCTCTAGGCTTTACGTGAACCTTTATTTTCCTGTTAATGCACCATCGATAAGCGTCACGCTCTTCATCTGTAGGCATATAATAATTTATTGTTTTTTTTCTAGGCATAATAAAAAAAGGGGCATTGATGCCCCCTGTATTTCTAAAAGTTTTTTACTGATTCGTCTATCATATCTATATGCTGTTTTAAATAAACATTCTTAGCATCCTGCTCAGAGGCAGCTAATACTCTAGTGCCTTCTAATTTCTTTACACCTATACGTCTTACTTCAAATTCAGCTTTACCTTCTTCCTTCTCATTCCATAGACCGATAATGTCTGCAAATAATACTGCCATAATTGTTTGTTTTAAAAGGGGCTTTCGCCCCCTGTTTATTATAATCCTTTTATAATATGGTTTACAAATAAAGCAGCGTTAGCTTTTCCCATCTCATTGTTTGTCCATTTTTTAATTTCAATATCAATAAGCATTTTTCTTAAATTGATTTTGTGGTGTAAAGTTGAATTTGTCATAATTTGTTTGTTTTAGTTTGTTAATTACGGTATAAATATAAAAACTTTTTTTTAACTACCAAAATATTTTTTATTTTTTTAGAAAGGTGCTTGTTCCTGTGCTAGTTTTGTCTTTCGTTGCTTAAGCATCTCATAACTATTTAAACTTTTATAAGAACCTCCACCGCTTTTAAAATCTGGTGCAACCTCAAAGTTTCCTTGTGAGCCGTTTTCCTTACGCTTTACCTTCTGGATATGAACCTGCACTGTGTCGCTTTCATATGGGCTTTTATCGCCTATATTCCTGTAAACCGTTAGGCAGTTATACGCTTTATTGAAAAAGTCAGCCGAGCCGCTTATACTGTACGGTGTAGGTACTTTGTAGATACCATTCTCACTCTCCATCTTCCTAGGGTGCGCCACTAAAAATAAATGGGTCTTTGTCTGCTGGCAAAACTGGGTAATCTCCGACAACTGTCGCCCTATATAACTGTGGTCTTTTTGCTGGCTATGGTCAAGCTGGTTCCACGGGTCGATAACACATATGTTTACCCCTTTCTGGAATACTAGCTGGCGGAAGCTGTCAAGGATACCCTTAAGGGTTAAATTCTCAAGGTCTATCTTTACAAAATGAAAATGCTCTTGTATAAAATCCTTCGATTGATTGAGCCGCTCATTATTACAGTCTGTCTCGTTTAGCTTGTTAGCTATTCTTTTTATATGCCCTTCATAAGGAAAAGACTCTGGGCTAAACATAGCAACTCTATGTCCGTGGTTCAATGCCATATTACAACATATCTGGTCAACAACATCACTCTTACCACTGTTAGGTATTCCCGTAACACAACTCCACTCTCCAAAGCTCATTTTAAAATACTCATCCGATAACCCTAGCCCTATACTATAGTTCTTTATACCATTTTCGTTATAATTTAAAACATTGTCCCAGATGTCATCAATATTTAAAACGCCTTCAATAGGAAAAGCTTTTTGATTAGTCATCATCTCACGCAAAAAAGTAGCTCCCTTTTCACAAAGTACCTCGTTTGCATCTTTGTAATCCCCAAACTCTACATATTTACAGCGGTACTGTCCAAACCTTCTCGCAAGCTCATTGCGTAAAGACAAACCTGCTTGGTCGTTATCAGTGCATAATATTATTTCCTTCTTACTATCGAAGTACTCCCAGCAATTATCTAAATACTCTAAACGTTGGTTTCCCTTGCTTGCCCCGTTAGGTACACTGCAGACAGAATAAATGCCAGCCTCGTGTAAACTCAACGCATCCATTTCGCCCTCTACTATATAAACCTTATCGGCTTCTTTTATATTGTCAAGACCATAGAATATAAGCTCTGCACCGCTTACCATTTTAAAGTTCTTTTGCCCGTCTCTAAACTTTACGTTTATTAGTTTATTATCCCTGTAGTAATTAAAATTAATAGCGTTACGTTCCTTTCCAACCTGTGGGAAGTACTCTATACTTTCAGTAACTTTCCAGTGGCTTAGTGTAGCCTCAGTTATTTTTCTTTCAGTCTTGAACCAGTGCAAAGCTGCAGCACTTAATTCAGTATATTTAACTACTGGTATTTTGTACTCTACTTTCTTCTTAAGTTTAACATTTCCAGACCAGCCGCAATTATGGCAATTATATAAACCCTTTTGGGTATTAATCGAAAGTGGTTTGTCGTTTTTGTTTTTTCTATTGGGACTACATTGTGGGCATTTTACCTTTTGCTCAATGGCATTTCCTTTAGGGTAAATACCTACCTCTTGAAATTGTTGAATCATTATAATGCTTGTTTTAGTTTACTAATGTTATATTGGTTTGCTAACTTAGTTAAAAATTTTTTTATATTTTCATCCCTCCCGAAATTTTTGCCTTTGTGATATACTTTTTTCACAATAGCGTTTTCCATGTGTACTATATCACTTGTTTCTGTTTCGTGTTCACAGTAAACTACAAAAGCTTCACCTCTACAGTCCTGCCAAGCATCGGCTATCCTTTGAAATAATAACTTTTGCCCATAAGGTACGGATACCCCTTTAAGCTTTACCTCAAATATTATTAAGTACTTGTCGTCAAATTCTAAAATAGCATCAACATCTGACGGGTGTATCTTACTATCTCCTACACCTCTAAAATCCAGAACCTGTTTTATTCTTTTAGGATACTTAATCATACCTCCATATCTTTAGCGTATTTATTTTTAAAAACATAAACCCATTTAACGCCATTCTTATCATTCCTTAAAAGCTTCATAGGTGAGCGTAAGTTTGTCGACCAGAAATCATCTTCCATGGTTTTTTTAATTATGTAATACGCCTGCCTAGGGTTTATATTTAATTTCTTGTCAAGGTTATCTATAGCCTTTAACCAGTTTAATTTTCCTTCTATTGTCTTTGGGCGAAAATCCTCAACAAATAACTGTACTATATTTTTACAAGCTTGAATAATCAGAGGGTCAAAGCTCTCTATTATATTTCTTGTATTATTAGTATTATTAATACTAGTATTATCCTTATCATTTTTGTTAATACCCCCCTTATCATTTTTGTTAAGGCTTATCATTTTTGTTAAGCGCTTAGTAACTTTTTTTGATTGCTTATCGTACTCTATTTTTGTCTCAATGTATCCAGCATTTTCTAGGGCGCTAAACCATCTGGAAATAGTAACATTTGAGCTTTTATATAATTTAGCAAAGTAGGCGTTAGTCGCCCAGCAATAACCTTCTTTATTGCATAGGGCGCTTATTTCTCCATAGAGTAGCTTCGCATTTGCTGGAAGTGTTTCATCATAGCGTACCTCAGCTGGTATCACTGCATAGTAATTCGGTGTCTGCATTTTTGTTACTTATATTGGTGTGCTAAAATATAAAATATTTTTTACTTGTCAAGTAATTCTTTTGCTTTGTCACAAAATATCCTAATATCTCCGAAGTGTTTTTCAAATTCTTTTAACGTAAAATCATTCTCCCCGAAGTGATGGAACAGTATATCAAGTAATAACTCATATTCTACAGAGTTCATCCTGCCTACATACTCAAAGTTGTCAGAAACCCCTGCGGTAGCGTCAGTGCGCCATACCTTCCCAGTAGTCTCTGCATAATAAACGCTTTTATAATAATCATATTTCATCCTTAAAATATTTATTAATTAATTCAATAACCCCATCGTAACTATTTGACCAGTGAGTACTCCATCCAGCCTTTTTAAGCCGTTCTAAGAGGTTTTTTTGGTTTTCTGTAGGCTTATTATAACCGACCTTTAATTCAATCGCTAAACCTACATTATTTTTGTTTTTATAAAATACTAAAATATCTGGCACGCCAGACAAGCCGCCTAAATATTTAAACTTAAATCTTTCGAAAGGGCTTCGCTTTCCTTCGTTAGGAACATGGATAGCTAAAGCGTCTTTGTAGTTTAGTTTGAGATACGCCATTACAGCATTTTGCATCCTATCCTCTTTGCTTAAATACTTCTCGTAAGGGTTTCTCTTCATTACCAAACTGGCTTATATTTATTAAGCTCTTTTATTTTTTCGTCTTTAATCTCTAGTAATCTATACAGCTCTTTAATTTCTTTTTCTTTTAGAATTATCTTAGATTTTAAACTCTGAATAATTACCTCAAAAGGCTTTTCCTCTTCTTGCTCTTCAGCATCATTAGAAAGCTGTTTGTAAATTGTATCTATTACTCCTAGCTGCCTTCTATAATGATATTTGCTTTTTTTCCATTGGTTATGTATCACGTTAATATGATGAGTTATTGAGGTGTGGTGTCTGTTTATATAATCACCAATGATAGTGTAGCTGTAATCTGTGAGCGACCTTGCTAGTACTGTAAAAACAGTTCTAGCATCTACATAATTTTGCTGTCTTGATTTTACAGAAATGTCTTCTATATCGTAGTAAGTTTCTACTAATTCCTTTATTACTTTTAAGTTTATCATAATATTATGCTGTCGTCTAATTCATTTATTTGTCCTTTGTATCCTACTATTATGCCTGTCTCATGGTAAAGCTTCCAGTCGCTTAATGCTTCCTCAAAAGCACGTTTACCTTGCTCTATTAGTTCCTCCCCTAGGGCGTAAATTTGAACAGAGTAAGGCGGTTTAGTCTCTACAGCAATAAAACGGAAGTTTTCAATAGGGTAGCCTAATACAGTGCTATAGCATACAGCCTGCAGATGGTAAGCCCATTTATATATATCGTATTTAAAAGCACGAGGGCTATTGTCTTGACAAGTTTTTACATCGCTCACGAATAAGTGCTGACTATTGAAACAGTCGGGGCGAACCTTTATAGGTATTCCTTTGTACTCGCTATAGTGGCTAATTTCAACCTGCCCAGTGCAGTAGTGTTGCGCCATCTTATTCTCCTTAAAATTATCTAGTATCCCGTAGATAATCTCCATATCATCGGGAGTTAGTAGGTTCTTTCCCTTAGCTAGCGCAACGTGCTTCGCTTTCTCTTCCTTACCAGCTTTAGTTCTCCCGTCTATTTTAGGCATAATGTAAAACTCATCATTAAATACCTTCATCCCTTCCAGCATAATAGCGTGTACTGCGCTTCCTAAGTTTAACGCCCTACTAGTAAAGGGCTGTCTGTTTAAGTGATGGAATACACTCTTCTTGTATATTGTTTTTAAACCACTAGCGGATATGCTTTTGTCGCTGTGATAAGTCTTGTTCGGCTCTACTTTCGTAATCATTTAAACTCTTTTTTAAATTCTCTATTTGTCCTTTTTGCAACGTAATCAAATTGTTTTGTCTTGCTATTGT